ACTCAGAGCCAAGGGATATCAGAAGAAGGGTTCTTATAAGCAGGAAATGGCTGACATCAAGCTTATTGGAAGAACAACCGATCCACAGACAATATTTATCAAAGCAGATATGCACAGAGATGATATTACTGATATCGTAGATTTTGATGTTGTAGGATATCAGTGGAGACTCATGAGACATATTCTTGATGAGGAACTTGCTCTTGCTGCTTTAATTGGTGATAGTAGAGATGAGGCTGACCCAGATAAAATTCACGAAGAGCATATTCGTTCTATTTGGAATGATAATGATCTTTATTGTATTCATCAGTCAATCAACTATGAAGAAATGAAGACAAAGCTCAATGGTACTAATACTGGAGCTAACTTCGGAGAAGAATACATTAAGGCCGAAGCAACAATTGCCGCAGCACTTAATGCAAGAGAAAAGTATAAGGGTTCGGGTAGCCTTGATTACTACTGCACACCACATGCACTTAATGTTATGTTACTCGCTAGAGATCTTAACGGTAGAAGAATCTACTCTTCAAAGGCTGACCTTGCAGCAGCACTTAATGTAGAAAATATCTACACCGTAGAGCAGTTTGAGGGAAAGACAAGAGAGGCAACTTCAGGCGGAACTAAGAAGCTTGTAGGTCTCTTTGTTAATCTTGGAGACTATCAGTTCGGTTCTACAAAGGGTGGTGAAATCACAAAGTTTGACGACTTTGATATGGATTTCAATAGATACAAGTATATGCTTGAAACAAGACTTTCAGGTTCATTAACAAAGCTGTATTCAGCTATTGCGCTTGAAGAAGATGCCTAATAAGTCTAAAAAAGTAAAGAAGTAGGAGGAAGAATGATGGATAGAGTATTTCACCATGATGACAGCATGTATGTTGCTGTAAATAAGGTCTATACAAAGGCTGACGGAGTTGCTTATTCGGATACGGAGTGCAAGGTATCAATTGATGCTGAAACTCTTGAAAAGCTGTTCTTAGAAGGAATGGTTGTAGTAGTTGATGGCACTTCTTATAAGCCAATCAGCTGCAAAGTTGCATCAAAGGTAGCAACAGTTACATACGTAACAGCTGACAGTTCTGCGGCTACAACAGCTAAGCTCGCAACAGTTAAGTCTAAGTAGTCGGAGGATAAAAAGATGGGTAAATGGACTGGAAAGGTCGGATTTGCAGTTAACGGTGAAGTTGAGCCTGGATTATGGGTAGATGAAGTAGTTGAGAAAGTGTATAAAGGCGAACTGCTTAGTGATAGATGGAGACGACAGAATTCCATTGGAGTTAATGACAACATCAACTTATTGAATTCCATAAGCATAATTGCAAATCCATATGCTTTTGAGCATTGCTCATCGATTGTTTATGTTGAAATCAAGGGGGAGAAATGGAAAGTGACTGATATAGATGCTTCCACTCCTCCTAGATTAATACTGACTGTAGGGGGTGTATACAATGGCGAGCAGGCTTGAATTGCAGACAAAACTTGAAGAGTTATTGGGAACTAGGCATGTGTATTATCAACCCCCCGCCTCAGTCAAAATGGAGTATCCAGCTATAGTGTATTCACTGAACAACAGAGATATAAGAAAAGCGGATAACTCAGTATATACAGCAAACACAAGATATACAGTCACGGTAATTGATAAACGACCAGATAATTCAGTAATCGATAAGTTACTGGGATTACAGTATTGCTCATATGACAGGCAGTATATATCTGACAACCTTTACCATGATGTATTAACACTATATTTTTAATGGAGGAACATAAATGGCTAAGTTAAAATGGGACGTTTCTGGGGAACGTTTATATGAAACAGGTATTAGCAATGGTGTATTATACGTTCAGGACGAGAACGGAAAATATCCAAAGGGCGTTGCTTGGAATGGTTTAACAGCAGTTACAGAGAGTCCATCTGGAGCTGAATCAACAGCATTATATGCTGACAACATCAAGTATATTAACCTTTTATCAACAGAGGAATTTGGTGCAACAATTGAAGCTTATCAGTCACCAGTTGAATTTGATGAGTGTGATGGTTCAAAGGCTGTCGTTGATGGTGTTGCATTTGGTCAGCAGGATAGAAAGCAGTTTGGTCTTGCTTATAAGACAATTCTTGGTAACGATATTGATAAGAATAATCACGGCTATAAGTTACATATTGTATATGGAGCTTTAGCTGCACCATCAGAGAAAGCTTACAATACCGTTAATGATAGCCCACAGGCTATTACATTATCATGGGAGATTTCAACAACTCCTGTTGAGGTTGATGGCTTTAAGCCAACAGCAACAGTTATTATTGACAGCACAAAGGTTGACGCTCAGAAGCTTAAGAAGCTTGAAGACATTCTCTTCGGTGCAGATGCTGGAGATGGTCCAAGACTTCCGCTTCCTGATGAAATAGTAACTCTCATGAAAGCAGCAGAATAATAAGAATATTATGATCATTTTTGACTCCGCTTGAAATATAGCGGGGTCTTTTTATTTAGGAAGGAGAATTTACGATATGTTAAAGATTACAAAAACATATGAAGATTGGAATGATACAGAAAGAACCGAGGACTTTTATTTTAATCTTACTGAGGCCGAGATTACAGAGCTTCAGATTGGTACAGTTGGCGGATTCGCAGAAACAATTGAGAAGATAGTTAATGCAAAGGACCAGTCTGAACTTATTAAGATTTTCAAGGAACTTGTTCTTATGGCATACGGTAAGAAATCAGCAGATGGTAAGAGATTTATGAAAGATGATGATACCAAGAAGGAATTTGTGGAGAATCCAGCTTATTCTATTATCTTCATGGAACTGGTATCAGATGCAGAAAAGGCTGCTGAATTCATTAACGGCATTATGCCAAAGAGTATTGATAAAGCCGAACTCCAGAAGAAAACTAATGAGTTAATGGCTAAGTATAACTAAGAAAAATCAGGGAGGTAAGAGATATGCTTCAGATAGTTGTTCCACCACCTTTAATAGAAGAATGGGATGAGTTGAGGGAAGAATTTGTATATCACGAATCTGGTAAGCCGTATGTGCTACAACTTGAACATTCTCTTATCTCGCTTTCAAAATGGGAAGAAAGGCATTGTAAGCCATTCATATCATCAGAGAAAAACGAAGAAGAGAATCTGGATTACATCCGATGTATGACACTTACACCGCATGTTCCTGATGAAATATATGACCGCTTAACAAAAGAAAATATAAAAGAAATTTTAGACTACATTGAAGCTCCGATGACTGCCACTACTTTTTCAGATAGAGGGCCTAAAACCCCTAGCCGAGAAAAAGTGACCGCGGAGCTTATTTATTATTGGATGATTAAATGTCAGATACCTATTGAGTTTCAGAAATGGCATCTCAATAAGTTAATAACATTAATACGGGTTTGTGAAGTAAAAGATTCACCACCTAAGAAGCATAGTCAACGGGAATTACTTAATCATCATGCTGCTGTAAATGCAGCAAGACGAAAAGCACACACGAAAGGATGATTATTATGGAATTTTATGGAATTGATGTATCACATTATCAGGGAAATATAGATTGGAACGCAGTAGCTAAGACTGGTATTAATTTTGCATTTGTTAAGGCTGGCGGTTCTGAAGATGGAATTTATACAGAATCAATGTTTGAAAAGAATTATGCAGGAGCAAAAGCTGCCGGATTAAATGTAGGAGCCTATTATTTTCCAGGACCGAATTTTACATCAGAAGAAGCAGGAATCGCTGATGCCAGACGTTTCTTGGATATTATTGCTGGTAAGAAATTTGAAATGCCGGTTGCTATCGATTTGGAAGGTACTGAACCAGAAGATAAAGATGGTGCTACCGTAGCTACCATAGCATTTTGCAAGGTTATGGAAGCTGCTGGTTATTATGCAATGATTTATGGCGGCGACATATTCAGCTTCAAAGACCGCTTAAATCTTGATGGATTAGACGAGTTCGATAAGTGGGTTGCTAGATATGGCTCAGAACCACAGTATGTAAAGGAATATGGCATTTGGCAGTATTCATCAACTGATTATGTCGATGGTATTACAGAAAATACAGTTGATAAGAATGTGGCATACAAAGATTATCCATCGATTATTAAGTATTTAGGACTTAATGGGTTCACATCAGATGTTGTAGATGAACCAGAAGATGAGACTACAGATGAACCTGCTATTGAAGAGCCAGAAGAATCGTCAGATGAACCAGTCACTTATGTGATACAGTCTGGGGACACATTATCAGAAATCGC